GGGGAGTCTACCTAGGTTTTTAACCTAGGTAGGCTCCTCATATCGAAGATTTCGTTGTCCGTTTGGCGCCGGACTACGCAATTTTCACAGCCATAATATTATGTGGCTCTTTAAGATTATATTTGTCTTTATACGTTTTGTATAAGGTAGTTTTAGTATGTTTCTTTAAGAGCCGTACTTTAATTATTGTAACAAGCCGTGTTTATGATAGATTATCTTTTAGATAAAACTTTATTATGTTTGTTTATTCTGACCCCTGAAAGCAGGACCCAGCCAGGATTTCCAGTATCCTTAAACTGGAACCCCGTCTTTGATACCGAGACATTAAATTAGGTGTATGAGATTGGTCGCCTCAGGAAAATACTGCCTATTCGTAGAGCAGGAGACCACACCGCCCTTCTCCAGGGCATAATAAATAGGAGACTAGTCTTTGATACCGAGACATTAAATTTGGTGTATGAGATTGGTCGACTCAGGAAAATACTGCCTATTCGTAGAGCAGGAGACCACACAGCCCTTCTCCAGGGCATAATAAATAGGAGACCACTTTTGCTTAGATTATGAGCGGAGCGAATTAAAAACAGCGTTCTGCATTTTTCTAAGATTTACTGATTTGTTTGTAACAATTGTCAGATTTTAAAAGACAGTGATTCTAGTAGACTTTAGATGTGCTTTAAGGAATCCCACTTGACTATATGATTTTCGTTTATCTACTCAACTCGCAGCAGAGTTTAATGAGTATCAGAATCTAACATGTAGAAGAGAACAATTGGTCCTTTTGAGCATCTTTAACCCAACGTATCGGGGGTTATTGCTATCAATATCATCTGGCTATCCTACGTTTACCATTCTACCAGGAATGGGGGCGCTGCACGCCTCTCTTTTTTGTAGGCTCTAGTCAACCTTAAGATGTGAGACACAACGTTTTGAGAAATCATCAATACAAGAGTTTAATAACAATGAAGAAAATTTGTTTAGCCCATAGAGGTTACTGTTATCAACCCTTTCTTTTATTCTAAAATGAACAGTTCTAACTATTCAGAGGAAATAAAGAGAAATGCAGCAAAAAGGGTTTCAGCACTTACTTTTAATGTAGTAAGTTTTGTTTTATTTCCATATTTGATTATGTGTGCTTGGATTACTCGCATTGTTTTATATCTTTGTCTTCCTTGTTTGGAAAGCCAAAGTGAAAAAGACTATGCAAAAAGTAAATATTATACTCGTATTCGAAACAGTAAGAATGCTACTAATCGAAAGCATAAAGCTTTGCATGTTTATGCAAAAAATTCAAGCTCTAAGAAGAAAAGTGTGCGTAATAATGGAAAGATTTTGGATTCTCAGTCGTCGGTTTTGTTTGCGGATTTAGGTGAAAATGTTTTTGCAAATACTATACAGGAAACTTGTAAGGAATATTTCAAGTCTTTTACATCAGGTAATTTTGAATTTCCGACCGTTGAAATTTGTAAGGAATATTTTAATTCTATTAAATTGGGTGATTTTAATTTGCCTTTTATTACTGGAGAACAATTTAATCTCCTTTGGGAGAAATTTAAAGAATTTTTCTATGGTATTCCTTTACTTAGTATTTTGTATGAAGATTTGCCATTGATTTTGCGTTGCGATATTGCAAAAACTTTATGTACTTTATTATCCATGATTGTCACCTTAGGCTGGTTGCCTAAAATTGATTATAAAATTCGTGGTGTATCTATTTTTGAAAGTGAAGCAATGAGGCAAAGCGTGAGTATAACTGCAATTTATGATGTATTGACAAAACTTGTTTCTTTGTTGAAAGAGGCTCTTATGAAATTTCCTGAGCATGGAGTAAAAGCGTTTTATCTTGATGAACATAAATTAAAATATGAATTGGAGATTGCCACGTTAAGAGCCCAAAAAGTTCTTATTGACGTTGGTAGAGATACCACGATGGATGCTCTAGAATTTGATCGCCGAATTGAAGAAGCGATTCAAGAAACGTTGAAACAGATGGCTGTAGCGCAAGGACATGAGAAGTCTGTGCTTAATAACACTCTAAAAGAATTTAAGGCTATTCAGGCTAGCCGAACATTGGCGAAGCGAGATTATATCAGAGAGAAACCTTATGGAATTTTATTGTATGGGGGATCATCAGTAGGAAAATCTGCTATGTCTAATGCTTTGATACGCTATGTTTTGGAAGTTAATGGACTTGATAGTTCTCCTCGTAGTGTTATTGTGTTGAATGAATTTGATAAATTTCAATCGGAATATCGCACTTATCATAGTGGTGTTATTTTTGATGATTTGTGTAATGGAACACCTGATAAACAAGAAGGGAATCCATTGATGAAAATTATCCAATTTATTAACAATAGTCCTCAAGCTGCTTTGAATCCTAATGTTGAGATGAAGGGCAATGTCATGGTTGAACCAAGAGTTTGTTTGGCGACAACTAATGTAAAAGGATTAAATGCTGCTGTTTATTCTGAAGAACCAATTTCTGTGTCACGTAGATTTGATCTTATTATTACTCAGAAGGTTCGTCCAGAATTTTGCAAAAGAGGAACAGAGATGCTTGATTCATCTAAGGTTTATGCTAAATTTGGGGATGAGTTATTTCCTGATTTTGCTACTTTTGATATTGAGTATGCTACCACAGTCCCAAATCAAGCTGATAGAAAAAAGATATCTTATCAATTTCATCAATTTGAAGGAAGGACAATGGAAGGTGTTGATATTCGTACTATGTTAAGATTCTTGAAGAGTGATTCAGCTAAGCATTTTCTGGAACAACGTCGTTTTGTCCGTAGTCAAAAGGCCAATGAAATTATTACATTGTGTTCTTGCGGATCACCAGCAAGTTTGTGTAAGGATTGTGTATTGGAATCTCAATTTTGCCAGTTTCCTGATCTTCTTAAGCCATTGTTGGAGTGTGAAGAATTTATTTATTCTCTTATTACCAAAGGACTTTTGTGTTTGTTGGATACTACCGCAGGACAAGGTCTTCTCATTTATCATGTTCGTAAGACTCTTTTGAGTTATTATAGGAATATGTTTGAGATGTACTGTATTAAATTGAATATTGCGCTAGCGGTTATTCTTCAACTATTGTTCTTTGGTGTCCTTGGGGCAAGATTTATTCTAGTTTGTTTGTGTATTTTCGTGCTAATTACTTATATTATTTATATGTGCATTAAAAATCAAATTAAGCGCAAGATTAAAAACTTACCTCGTGTGTCAACTTGGATTAGAAATTTAGATTTTAGAACCAAGGTTAAAATACTATCTTTTATTGGAGGAGTTTCTACATTGACGGCAATTATTAAATTTGTTAGATATATGAAAACACTCCCTGTGGCGCAAGCTGCAGCTCCAATTAGAATTTTTCCAAAAGAAGGTGCCTCTATTGAAGAGGATCATCCAAAATGGGGAGTTTCTGGTATGAAGGAGAGAGAGAAAGCATTTAAGATCGATCCTGATTTACCACACGATACAATGTGTATGACAGCAGATCAGATGTTTAATAGTCTAAAAAGAAGACAAATGAACTTGAGGATTGATTTGGGTGATAGTTTTACTTTTTGTAATACTGTTCCTTTGATATCAAATGTGTTGGTAATACCGAATCATATTATTCCCACGAAGGCATGTAAGGCTTGCATTAGTAAACCTGGTGCACCGTACAAAAATGTATATATTCAGCCGGAGTCAACTTATAATATTCCTAAAACTGATTTTGCATTGTGGTACTTGCCAGAATTGGGTGATCAAAAGGATATTACTGCATATTTACCTAATAACATTCCGCATGGTAAAACTTTTGAAGCTTTCTTGATGTACAATAACAATGGTACAATAGAGAGATATGATAAGATGCTTGTTAATAGGTCGACATCTCGATCTGATATGGGAGGAAGTTTTGAATCCATTACATATGAGTTCCCAGGACAGACTTTTAATGGTTTGTGTGGAGCAACTGTAGTGGCTAAGGATTTGAAGCAAAATCCATTTATTGGGGGATTTCATTTGGCCGGAAAAGGTAGTAGTGGAGCCGCAGGTTTTCTTACGAGAACCCAGGTATTGGATGCTATTAAGCAGTTGAATAAGAGACCTGGTATTATGGTTTCTCATAGTGCACAGGCTTTTAAAACTACAATAATGGGGATTAATGTTGGCCCATTGGTTGAACCGCATGAGAAATCTGTGGTTCATCAATTGAAACCAGAAGCAAAATGTGTTGTTTTTGGTCAACATAATCAACCTCGTAGTACACCTTCATCTAAAGTTGTTACAAGTATGATTTCTGAATCAGTTGTTAAAAATTTAGGTCTACCTAAGATTCATGGACCACCATGTGAAATGAGAGATGATAGACACAAATTGGTAGATGTTGAAGGGAAAAGTGATACAGCTTATGCATTTCAATTGGATTCTTTTAATAAGGCATATGAAGATTTTGAAAAACAAATCTTAGATGGTCTCACCAAAGAGGATTATGCGCAAATAGGTAAGATGAGTATTGATGCTGTCTTAGCCGGATATGATGGAGTTAATGGAATTAATTCAATGGAGTTTGGAACCGCAGCTGGATTTCCTCTTAAAGGGACTAAAAGACAATTTGTTTGTGAGTCTCAGAGGTTTGTTGAAGGAATTTCTTGTCCTCGTGATGTGGATGAAGAAATTTTGGAGGAAGTTAGAAGAATTGAGGAAGAGTTGAAAAATGGAAATAGGATCAATACGGTGTTTAAGGCATCGCTTAAGGATGAACCAGTAAAAATTGGAAAAACTAAGGTTAGAGTTTTTGCAGGTTCAAATATGCCTTTTACCATGACAGAACGTAAATATTTCCTTTCTCTATCTGCTTTGATGCAGAAAAAGAAGGAATTGTTTGAGTGTGCTTGTGGTGTCAATGTGTATTCCCCTGAGTGGGATGAGTTGATGAAGGGTGTTTTTAGGCATGGTAAGGACAGGATTGTTGCAGGAGATTACAAAGCTTTTGATACTAGGATGTCACCAAGGTTTATGTTGGCTGCTTTCAAAATTCTTATTAGAATTGCGGAAGAGTCAGAGAACTTTGATGAGGAGGATTTAACAATTATGCGTGGTATTGCTGCTGAAGTTTGCAATCCAACATATGATCATTTTGGAGTTCTGATTCAATTTCTTGGATCAAATCCTTCTGGTCATCCTTTGACTGTAGTAATCAATTCATTAGTCAATTCTCTCTATATGAGGTATTGCTATTATGAGATTGCTAAGCAGGATAAA